ATTCCTCGTGCGACGTGAAAGCCACCAGCCACTGCTGGCCATCCTGCGTATCGAGATGATGCGGTTTGAAATGCAGCTCCTCTGGGCTGGGAAATGTGTCTCCTACCCGGAGATGTTCAATATCGATCAGATCGATAGCGGCCTGAGGCAGGATCATCGGCACTATGAAGCACCCATCCTCATGCATGCGTTGCCGGATGGCCTCCAGAACGCCGATCAACGTCTCCTTGCTCTGGTTGGCATAATACTGCTCAATGGCTGTCTCAATGCCGATGTTCCCCGAGAGACTATCGTCATATGCAGATGAATCCTCACGCCCTCTGGCGATATTGAAGCGATCCAGCACCGCTTTCATATCCTCCGGCAGACGGGCCGTGCATTCGGCCTCGTACAGAATAGGTACACCATAGAAGGCTTCAGCGATGCTACCGGCGATGCAGGTGAGGGTGTCGCAGTCGCCACCCAAGGATACCGCCGTGCGGATGACATCCTCAAAGCTCGTTCCTTCCATGAATGCGGTGATGGCTTCGGGCACCGTCTGCTGGCAGGTTTCCACGTGATGGTAGGCGGGGCGGATCTGGTCGCAGGTGCGAGAGAGATCATATCCAAATTCACGGATGATATAGTCCTTGATCTCATCCTTGGTCTTGCCATTCCGGGCAAGGTAGATAGCACTGGCCGTAGCCTCTGCGCCCTTGATACCTTCCGGGTGGTTATGCGTAACCTCGGCGGTCAACCGGGCTGCATGGCGTGTCGCTTCGATGGTATCAAACAGCCATCCCGCGCTGGACACACGCATTGCAGACCCGTTGCCAAAGCTGCCGTAGGGCTTCGGATTAGCTGTTCTGAGCCAGCGATAAAACATACCGCCATAACCGGCATTGGGATACTGCTTGCCCCATCTCTGCATGGAGCTGACAAGCGCGGCTTTGATCGCATCTTCGTCCTTGCCCATGGTGTCCATCAATGCCTCCGCTACCGCGATGGTCATGACAGTATCGTCTGTATACTGACTGTCATCCGTGAACATAGGAAAGTCCTTTGTCTTATCGCCCCTGTCAAACTCATAGGGAGCGCCAATCATATCGCCCAGGATTGCTCCAAACATTTCTCATTTCTCCTCGGTTTTCTTGATGGCACTATTATAGCTCCAAAAGACAGCACGGAGGTCGTTTGTCAGACGACAAATGACCTCCACACCATTTAATCTCCCAGAGTCGGCTGGCCGTATTTAAAAAGGGCCGCGTTGATCTCAAATATGTCGTAGATCTTGTTTGTAATGAAGTATGTGACGATCAGGTCGAACCGATTGCTCGGCGAAAGCGCTATCTCCGCCCTTGATAGCAGATCCAGCGTCGTTGGCAAGTCCAGGCGCAACGCAACCGCAAAAGCAACCGCCGTTTTCTTCTTCGGCTTATAGTCAGGCTTACAGCGAATCCGAGAGAATACTATCCGGTCGATATTGGCCTTTTTATAGACCGTCACGTCGTCCATTCCGCTGGCATCGATCAGTTCAAACAGCTTCTGCTGAAAGCTCTTCCCGGTTTCACCGAGCACATCGTCAAGATCCTTGCCCGAGAGGTCCGGAAGCTGCATCGACGGTGGCTCGATGGAATGGAGAACGACCTCATCTGGGCGATTATCCACGTTCTGTGGATGTGAGTCTGCTCGCCTGCGTCTGATTTCTCTAACGCGGGCTTCGTAAACATCCCCACCATATTCCTCAACATGGATCGCCTGGGCAGCATGCTCATCGATATACTGCTCAATGCCCCCAACCAGATCTTCTGAAAGCTCCATGGCTCTTCTGTCAAAGACAACCATGGTCACTTTCATATCATGAGTCAGCAGAATTTGCCAATCTCCGAGAGTGCGATGTTCAGCGCTTCATCCTTCTGGAACCCATAGACGCCTGTGGCGATCAGCGGGAAGGCAATGCTATCACACTTCAGTTCGGCAGCCAGGCTCAGAGAATTCTGATAGCATGAGTGAAGCGTTTCCCGTTCCCCATGGCTGCCGTCGATCCAGACTGGGCCGACGGTATGAATGACATACTTCGCATCGAGGTTAAAAGCCGGAGTACTGACTGCGCAGCCTGGCCGTATGGGGCCGATCTTCTTTCTCTCGGCGAGGAGCAGTTCTTCGCCCGCAGCCATGTAAATGGCGCTGTCCGTTCCGCGTCCGATGACAGGTTCCGGGTTCGCGGTATTGACAATGGCATCTGCCCGTACTTTTGTAATGTCATTCCTGATGATTTTAAAGGGCATCCTCTATTATCCTCCTGATGGACATTCCTTAACTGAGGAAGTCAGACATTGCGCCGTAGGCAGTGATCTTAACGGCCTTCTTGGCGCGTGTCATAGCAACATACAACAGACACCGCTCTCCCGTCATGGCCGCCTCGCGCTCAGCCGGATCAGTTCGGTTTACCGCAGACTTGAGAGGGATATAATTCTTATTGGCCGCCACGATAAATACGCTTGTGAACTCCAGACCCTTGACGCGATGCATCGTAGCAAGTCTCACGCCCATAAAGGTGCGATCATCCGCCTGCTTGCGTTTTACCTCAAAGCATGCAATTCCGGCTGCGGACAGATACTTCTTGTACTCACCGACCAGGGTATTCGTCCTTGCGACCACACATATCTCACGCGGGTCGATTCCTTCAGCAATCTGGTTCTGAATGGATTGAACGAGATCGGCCGCCTCCTGATCCTGTGTGGCAAAGAGCACAACAGCGGGCTGATCGCCATGGCTCAAGGAGACATAGCCCTTATCGTCATCCGTGCCCTCATCAAGGTCGTCAAAGGAAATCCCTGCAAGCACATTCATCGCGCTGCGCCTGATCTCTTCCGTTGTACGATAATTCATCCGGAGCTTTCCGGAACGCCCACGAACATTGATGCCGCAACGCGACAGAATCACTTTATTCTTATATATTCTCTGGTGCGCATCGCCCACAATAAACATATCGTTGTCGTGTTCACTGCCCGCGATTGCCCGCAGCAACCGGTATGCGCTCGGTCCGAAATCCTGTCCTTCATCGACAATGACTGAAGCATACATTCTGACCTTGGGACCAGCAGCCAACAACTGAGCGCACTCATTCATGGCACAGGCGGAATCGCACACTTTTTCCGAATCCATCATGGCCCGGTACTCTTCAAACACCTTCCATACAAGCATCCGGCGCTTCCGGTCAAGCCGAATCCCGCGCCCCGGTCTCGGTGCCTTGACATACTGAGCCACCGTTTGAATGTTCTGGGCCTGAACGACATTTTCCCACTCTTCCTGGAAGAATCCCTCCGGCAAATCGTAGTCCTCGCCGGTAAATGCTTCCGCCTTCTTCCACATGTCCGCGATCTGCTCACCATACACTATCGTGTAGGGATAGTCATGAGCACGCAAATACCGGTTCACCCACTGATCCAGATGAACGACTTCGATGTGCTTCATGATGTCTGGCGTGCAAATTTTCCTCAGATTGTCCTGGATATCCGCAGTCAGGTTCTCAGTAAACGTGGTAAACAGTATTCTCTCATTCCCCAGGCAGTGTGAAGCCAACTCCTTGGCGCGGTGCATGGCAACAACGGTTTTTCCGGTGCCAGCCCCACCAAGAATTCTCGCCGGTCCCTTATAGGGTTTCGTGATGATTCTGCGCTGCGAAGGATGGAGATAGACTCGCCACATTTCAAGCGGCGCATTCATCATGGCCTTCAGGTCTTCTTCGCCCTCGGCAATGTAGAACTGCATCTTTGTAATGGGGTTCTGCAGCGCGGAAGCCATATTTCCTGTGCTGTCCTTGCCAGTGTCACCGTAGAGCTCCGCAATCACTTCATCCGGTTCCATCCCAATCCGCACAAAATCCAATGCCTCATAGGCGTCCCGGGGCAGCTTACCCTTTGCACCGTCAAAGGCTGACTCGGTCAGGGTGCGAGCGTAGGCCAGCAGCTCCTCTGGCACGCCCAGCTTCTGAAGCGTTTCATCGCTGATTGAGGCAAACAACGGCTTCTCTGCTACCTCGGTAGGCGCTTTCTCCACGGGAGCAGCTTCCTGAGTTTCGTACACCTGTATACTGCCGGTGGTATGGTTCAAAATACAGTGCTTCTTTTCAGCCCACTGATAGGCCTCATCATGGTGATCCACCCACAGCAGCAGATACACATTCGCCTCATTTTCGCGGATCAGGATACAGAGGGACTGGTTCGACGTGTTCGTCGTGGAGCGTGTGGGCAGCGACACCAATATCCAGATCCGCCAGGGCAAGAACCTAACGGGCATCAAGTACGATGTGGACATGACGGACGTCGTCACGCGCATTATGCCCACCGGCGAGGACAAGGATGGCAAGGTGCTGTACCTGCCCGAGGTGTACATCGACAGCCCGAATATCGCCAATTATCCCGCCCCGAAATGGATTCATCTGGCTGTCTCCGACTGCAAGGAGGTCACCAAGGGGAAGAAAAAGAAGACCAAAGCCAAGTGCTACACCCAGATGCGGGAGGCGGCGCAGGCCGAGTTCGACAAGGGTTGCGACCTGCCCACCGTCACCCTGACCGTGGAGTTCATCGATGTGACCCAGACGGAGGAATACAGTCAGTACAGCTTCCTGCAGAGCATCTTCCTGGGCGACAAGGTTCGGGTGATTGCAAAGCGCGTCGGCGTGGAAGTCTCCATGCGGATGACGGAATACACCTACAACTGCCTGACGCGCCAGTACGAGAAGATGACGCTGGGCTCGGTTGAGGATACCGTGGGTGCCAGCATGATCTCTGCTCGTCAGCTGCCCTCGGGCATCATCTCCGGGAGCAAGCTCGCCCTGGGCTCTGTGGGCATCGGGCAGCTGCAGGAGGGCGCTGTCGGCGAATTGCAGATTCAGGAAGCGGCTATCGGCAACGCGCACATCCAGAACGCGGCCATCGGCGCGGCGAACATCCAGTCAGCGGCGATTGAGTTCGCGCACATCGCTGCGGCGACCATCAACAGCCTGAACGCCGGGGCGATTGAAGCCGGGGCAGCGAAGATTGCCAGCCTTACGGCACACGACATCGAGACGGACAGTCTCGCGGCGGCGCTGGCGGCGTTCACCGTTATCACCTGCGGCACAGCAATCTTCGACGCGGCGACCATCAGGCATCTTGTGGCGCAATCCATGAACCTGGACTATGGCGCTGCAGGACAGGTTTTCATCCGAAACCTGGCGGTGGAATATGCCCAGATGATCGGCGCGACCATCGGGAACTTGTGTGTGAAGGCCAGCAACGGCCAGTATTACAGCATCGACGTGGACAGCAGTGGCAATGTCACCGGCACGCTCACCACCGTCACCGAACAGGAGATTGATGCCGGGCAGACGGAATCAGGACGGGTTATCCTCGAAACGTCCATCACTGCTTCCCAGATTAGTACGTCCAGTCTCTTGGGCATCTTCGCGCTCATCAATCAGATCGACGCTGCCCGCATCGATGTGGATCAGCTGTTTGCCCGGCAGGCATTTATCGATCAGCTGAACACTTCGGTGATCCAGTCCCAGGACTTCATCCAGCTGGTGGTCGGCACCGTGGATGATACCGTGGAAGATGCCATGCAGGACGCCACGCCTGCCGTGCTGCGTATCGACTCAAGCCGGGGAACGGTGTTCAAGGACAATAACGTCTCCACGGTGCTTTCTGTCTCCGTTCACTACGGGAAGCAGATCATTGAAAACCTGACCGCACTCCGGGCAACCTTCGGGGTAACCGCGCACCTGCAGTGGGAGTGGCTGCGCATGGACGAGGACAGGTATGGCGTCATCTCCGCCGATGACAGCCGGCTTTCAGACGACGGGTTCAGGCTCACGCTCGGCCCGGCGGATGTAGACGTGAAGGTCACGTTCCGCTGCGCGCTTATCACAGAATGAGGAGGATACTTTCATGGCCATCAGATCATCAGACCAGATCAGCATCGTCGACCTGACGGACGGCTACTCCGTCATGCTTACCAACGACAGCCACACCTTCCTGGGGGATACCAGCAAGGCTATCGCGGGCAGCACGCAGACGACCGTCATCGCCATGTGCGGCGCATCGCAGGTGGCGGCATCCGTCAACCTGGACGACGTGGTGAAGCCCACTGGGGTGAACGTCACCAAGGATACGGACGCCACACAGCCCACCCTGACAATCGCGGTCACGATAGCTGTCACAGCAGGCGGCGTCGTGGATATTCCCATTCAGCTGGACAACGGGAACATCACGATCCATAAGTTATTTACCTTCCAGATCGCGTTCAAAGGCGCAACCGGGTCAGCAGGTTCCTCCGCGCAGTGGTACACCGGCACGAAGATCACCGGCACCAGCACCACGGCGACCATCTTCAGCGACAGCGGTATCACAGCGGCAAAAGTTGGTGACATGTACCTGAACACCAGTACTCAGAATACATACCGCTGTACTGTGGTTGGCGCGGCAGATGTGGCGAAGTGAGTGTACGTCTCCAACATCAAAGGCGCGACCGGCGGTACCGGCGCGGGTGCGGTCTGGTACACGGGCACTGCCATCACGGGCACGTCCACAACCGCTACCATCTTCAGCGGTTCCGGCATTGCCAACGCAAAGGTCGGCGACATGTATCTGAACACCAGTACCCAGAACACCTACCGCTGCACCGTCGCTGGTGCGGCAGATGTGGCGGAGTGGGTGTATGTCTCCAATATCAAGGGAGCGACCGGAGGCACAGGCCCTGCCGGGGCGGACGCCATCACCATGAGCATCACGTCCTCCAACGGTACGATCTTCAAGAACACTGGCGTCTCGACCACGCTTACCGCCCATGTGTACAAGGCAGGCGTTGAGCTCAACGCCACCCAGATCGCCGCCTTGGGCACTATCAAGTGGTACAAGGATGGCTCCTCCACGGCCATGTCCACCACCGGCCCGACGCTGAACATCACGCCGTCCGACGTGACAAACAAGGCTTCTTACATCGCGCAGCTGGAAGGCTGATGGGAGGGATGCACCATGGCGATAAAGGCATCCGCTTCAATCACGCTGTCATCCATTCGTGATCTGCAGTCCTGCACCCGGTACTATCTGCTGCAATCGTCCACTTCCGCCAAGCCTGCCAAGCCCACGACTAAGCCACCGGGTGGGAACTGGGTGACGGCAGAGCCCAGCTACACGGCAGGTAGCACCAACAGTCTGTACTTCTGCGACCTGAATGTCTTTTCCGACGGGGACTACGCCTACAGCGACGTGTCCCTTTCTTCATCTTATGAAGCGGCAAAGGCTGCTTACAACAAGGCGCTTACTGCAGAGAACACCGCTGAGCAGGCGCTGGCCAACGCGGAGTGTATTGTGGGCACCCAGACTGCGTCCACCAATGCCTGGACGGGCCGGGCATCCTTTGCCAGCCTGCAGGACGGCCAGGTCATCATGTACTGGTTGCCCTATGCAGGCACCAGCACGGCGGCGACGCTCAACCTGACACTATCCGGCGGTGGCACAACCGGCGCAAAGGAAGTCTACATCAACGCCACCACGCGCTGTACCACCCATATTGCAGCAGGCAATATGGTGCAGATGGTGTATCGCGTCGGTGTCACTATAGGCACCGCCACTTATACCGGCTGGTGGATCAGCAGGGCATTGAACGACAACACTTACGACCGCATCCGCTTTAACAATGCCATCAAGGCCAAGACCGCCATAACGGCATCCCGCCTGATTGTTTCCGACTCCGGCGGGTATTACCACCTTGGGGCTGGCATGGGCTTCCATGTGGACAAGCCCATCCTGTGGGCAGGCTCCGCGATCTCGGCGGCGGCCACGGGCACCAACAACTTCTTGAGCTTTCCCAGCTGCACACTGCGCAACAATGCGGGCAGCAGCTGGACGGCGACACAGTATGAGACACTGTACCTCGCCGGAACGCTCGAAGGGAGCGTTTTCACGGTAGCCAGCGAAAACTGGCTGACCACTGCGCCGTCCAGCGCCACGCAAACCTACATCTCTCTGGGATACATGTATTCCACTTATCAGATGTACTTCTACCCTGAACATCCGATGTACCGGCTGGTCAACGGCATCCTGACCGCCATCAGCACGCTTGCCTACGAGGCTCAGGTCGCAGCTGAAAGCGCACAGGCGACGGCGGACGCGGCAAGAGCGGACTTTCGGCGTGTGGTGCGTGTTGACGATGACGGCCTTCATGTTGGCGACAACCTGTCCAACGGCGAGGTGCTGATCGACAGCGAATCGGTCAACGTGGTGCTCGGCGGCAAGAAGTACTCGAAGTTCGCGGGCAGCTTTGTCCAGTTCGGCAACTACCAGCTTCGTCGTTCCTCTGACGGCGGGCTGGTGTTCAAACTCGCGTGAGGAGGTTAGATTATGGCATTACCAACCTTTGACAACGGCTTGTTCCAGGTCACGGCTCTTTCCTTTTCGCCGTCCGTCGTGGCGGTCGGCGAGACGGCAACCATGTCGATCACGATCAAGAACGTGTCGGGCAAGAGCATCACCAAGTGCTATGTGGATCAGGATGGCCGGTACCCTTCAACCAACAGCCAATACGGAGGGGCTTTCCCGAGCCAGTTCCTGTACGGCGGCGGAGGCAGTTCCGGTTGGGACATGAAGACCATTTCGTGGGGAAACAATGTCTCCCAAACGTTTACGGCGACGGTCTCCTTCAAGGAAGGCTATTATCACCTGGACACATCGAATTACGTGCTCGATCCCACCCAGACCTACGTTCATATCAGTGTTGTCACAAACGCGTCATTCTCCAGTGGTGGCAACTATGACAACCTCTACATCAGGCCGGATGGCAGTTATCTGAGAATCCTTTCCCAGCGCGACAATCCCAAGCTGACGCTGGAAATCGAGCGCACGCCGAACGATGAGGCGACAGCCGTCAAGACCACCGCAAAGCTGACGTCGGATGTCGCCTCTTCCGTACTGACGGCCCATGGCTACACCATCAAGCTCACCGCAACGAATGCCCACAATCCGGCATTGCCCACAGACACGGCGGTTACCTTCAATGCGACGCTTTCCCAGCTGATCACCGGCATAACCAACAGCACCAGCGCAGTCACCGCGACATTCTCTGCCGCAACAGACTGGTACTTTCTCCTGACGGTTTCCAATGGATATGAAACGACGAACGCCTATGGCAGTATTCCCCGGGCGTTTGCGAACATTCATCTCGCCGGTCTGTCGACAGGCGGCGTGGCTTTCGGGAAGTTTAGCAGTTCAACCCAAGGAAAGCCGTTATTCGAGTGCGAGTTCCCCGCCTATTTCAACGCGGGAATCGCCAGCCACGAATACCACGATGGTGATGTGGTGGCGATCAGCGGTGGCACCTTTTTCGGGTATGTCACAGGCAGCACGAAAGCGATACATTTTGTGATTCCGCTGCGCAAAAGTCTCGAGAGAATCAATTCTGCAACGCTTACACAGCTCAAGGCAAACATCTCCAATAACGGTGGATATGCGATCACTTCCAGCAGTGTTTCAGGAGGTAGTAACTATATCGTCTCCAGTGTAACACGCTCTGTATCGGTTGACAAAGTTCGAAACGTCCTGGAAGTGTATCTGTATCGCTCTACCGCATGGGATTTGACGAATAACGATACTCTGAGCGTGCGCAATGAAACCATTTCGATCACGCTGAATGAATAGCGCCCGTTCAGTTGATCGAAATAGTAATAATGACAAAGAGACAAGGAGGGAAGGTTTATGAGAGATTTCTCTATCGACCTGATCTGGACGAAGGTTCAGATCGCCATCACCGCCATCGGTGGATGGATCGGCTACTTTGTGGGAGGGATGGACGGCATGTTGATCGCACTTATCGTGCTGATGAGCCTGGATTACATCAGTGGCATCATGTGTGCGGTGATCGACAAGAAGCTGTCCAGTGCCATTGGCTTCAGGGGCATCTGCAAGAAGGTGCTCATCCTGATGCTGGTGGGTGTGGCGAACATCGTCGACATCCATGTGGTGGGCACAGGCAGCGCGCTCAGGGGCGCGGTAATCTGCTTCTACCTGAGCAATGAGGCGCTGTCCCTGTTCGAGAACGCCGCCCACATCGGGCTTCCCATCCCGGACAAGCTCCGGGAGGCACTGGCGCAGCTGCACGGTAGGGACGGCAAGGACAAGGACGACACGGGCGACGGTGAATGACCGCCGCCCCATTTTTATGAAGGAGGATATCATTATGGCAGTCAAGGTGGGAAGCGCGAGAATCGATGAGAACGGCAAGGCCCATGGTGGCCAGGCGGGTGATCAGACCGGCAAGGAGGTTTCCACCCAGAACTGGTATCTGCACAGCAAGGGCTGGCGGGTTTTCCGAGCGAAAAATCCGTCTGTGGCGGAGAAGATCGCCCAGTGCATGGAACGCGCCTGCAAGAACAGCAAGATCGGCTACGACCAGTACCAGAGGAACACACTCTACAAGGAAGCACAGAAGGTCGGTTTCGATGTGTCCAAGGTGACCACTGCCTGCGAGACGGACTGCTCTGCGCTGGTACGGGTGTGCTGTGCCTACGCGGGCATCACCGGCCTGCCTGAGGGCTTCCGCACGGGGAACATGCCAGGCAACCTGAACAAGACCGGCGCGTTTACCGAACTCACCGGCAGCAAGTATCAGAGCCAGTCTACGTACCTGGGCAGGGGCGACATCCTCGTCACGAAGACCAACGGGCACACTGTTGTCGTGCTCAGCAATGGCAGCAAGTACGAGGGTACAATCCATCCCGTGGAGTACGCGCTCGGCGACCGCGTCATCAAGTATGGCTGTGAGGGCGAGGACGTTAAGCTGATGCAGGAGATGCTGCTGAAGCTGGGATATGATCTCGGTTCCTGGGGCTGCGACGGTGACTCCGGCGATTGCACCGATCTGGCGCTGCGAGCCTTCCAGCAGGATGCTAAGCTGGATGTGGACGGCGAGTGTGGCCCGGCTACGCTGGTGGCGCTGGGGAAGGCTGTGGAAGCCCTGGATGACGGTGGCTGCAACGGCGACAGCTGCCCGATCAACGTCACCATCGTCGGCGGCAACTGCTATATCCGCACCGCGCCGAACACCGACGGCAAGATTCTGGGTGTAGCCCACAGAGGAGACACGCTGCCTTACGGTGGTCAGGTCTCTGAGGGGGGCTGGCTGCTGGTGCAGCACAAGAACCAGAATGCCTGGGTGTCCGGGAAGTACGGAAAACTCGATTAGATTCTTTGGGGGAACTCCGCTTATTTGCGGGGTTCCCATTTTTCTTTTTGGATAACGTCCTTTTTGCGCATCTCCTGAGGCTACAGAACGGAGGTGTACAGAGTGGACAACAATATCATTTACTACGTTACGGCGATGACCATGGCAGGCAGGATGCTCGACAGTGGCACAATTACTCGAAAGGAATTCCTTGTTTTTGAAGAGAAAATGCGGCTGAAATACGAGATTCCGAAGTGTAGCCTTTATCGTGATTTTCACTTGCTTTACCCGCTGGATAAGAGGTAATATGCCAGCTACCAAAGGAGGTGGAATTGTGGAAAAGCAGGTTATGAAGCTGCCCGTGAAGCCCTCACTGCAGCGGCTGAGCAACGTCGCCGCCTATGCGCGGGTTTCATCCGGAAAGGACGCCATGCTGCATTCGCTGGCAGCGCAGGTCAGCTACTACAGCGACCTCATCCAGAAGCATCCCGGCTGGCGCTATGCTGGCGTCTATGCCGACGAGGCTATGACGGGCACCAAGGATAACCGTGAGGAATTCCAGCGGCTTCTGGCTGACAGTCGAGCCGGGAAGATCGACATGATCATCACCAAGTCGGTATCCCGCTTCGCCAGGAATACCGTCACGTCGCTGGAGACCGTGCGCGAACTGAAGGCCATCGGGGTGGACGTCTACTTCGAGGAGCAGAAGATTCACAGCATGAGCGGCGACGGGGAACTGATGCTGACAATCCTGTCAGCCTTTGCCCAGGAGGAAAGCCGGTCGGCCAGCGACAATCAGAAGTGGCGCATCCGCAAAGCCTTTGAGAACGGCGAATTAATGAACATAAGAACGATGTTCGGCTACCGTATCACGAAAAAGAAAGGCATTGAAATCGACCCGGAGCAAGCTGAAGTGGTCAGGGAGATGTTCACGCGCGTTATCCGGGGCGACAGCCTGACTTCTATCATCCGGTGGCTGAACCGAAATGGGCACCTTGGGGCCTTTGGAGGGAAATGGACGGCGGGAAGACTGCGCGAAGCCCTGTCCAATGAGAAGTACATGGGGCATTCGCTGTTGCAAAAACAATTCAGGAGTAATCATATTGAAAAGAAGCTGCTGCCCAATCAGGGTGAGCTACCTCAGTATTATGCTACGGAGACCCATCCGGCAATCATCGATGAAGCGACCTTCGAGGCGGCGCAGCAGGCGCTTGAGCACATTGCAGCACAGAAGCCTGCTTCAAAACCCAGGGAGCATCACATTTTCACCGGCATGATCATCTGCTCAGCGTGCGGCAAGCCCTACCGCCATGTGAAGAACCACGGTAAGTCCCGCTGGGCCTGCCCGACCTACATCATGGAGGGAAAAGCGTTCTGTGAGAGCAAGCAGATCCCGGAGGAGATCATAATGCGTATGGCCTGCGACCTGCTGGGCTGGAACAGCTTCGATGAGGAAGCGTTCAAGGAGGCGGTGGATCATGTGACGGCAGTCTATCCGCACACCCTGATTTTCCACCTTCGTGATGGCCGGGAAGAGAAGCTGGAATGGCAGAACCGTTCGCGGGCGGAGAGCAGGACACTGGAGATGAAGGAAAAAGCAAGAGAAAAGGCGAGGAGGAAAAACGATGGCAAAAACAGTGACTAAAATCCCGCAGACACGGAACCTGTTCACCACAGCGCCGATTGCGACGACGGCGCGGCGCAAGGTGGCCGGTTATGCCCGCGTCTCCACAGACAGCGACGAGCAGTTCACCAGCTACGAGGCCCAGGTGGATTACTACACACGGTTCATCCACTCACATGCCGATTGGGACTTCGTAAAGGTCTACACCGACGAAGGCATCAGCGCCGTGACCACACGGCACAGGGACGGCTTCAACGAGATGATCGCGGACGCGCTGGCCGGAAAGATCGATCTGATTGTGACCAAGAGCGTCAGCCGGTTCGCCCGCAACACAGTGGACAGCCTGACGACCATCCGGAAACTGAAGGAGCACGGCTGCGAGTGCTTTTTTGAAAAAGAGAACATTTACACCTTCGATGGTAAGGGCGAGCTGTTGATCACCATCATGTCCAGCCTGGCCCAGGAGGAATCGCGCTCCATTTCTGAAAACGTCACCTGGGGCCACAGAAAGCGGATGGCAGATGGCAAAGTCACGGTGGCCTACAGCACCTTCCTGGGCTACGACAAGGGCGAAGACGGCAACCTGGTGATCAACGAGAAGGAAGCCCGTATCGTGCGCCTCATTTACCGGAAGTTCATGGAGGGCATGGCCCCCATCGGCATCTGCCGCATGCTGGATGAGATGGGCATCCTGACGCCCGGCGGGAAGACGCACTGGCGAGAGAGCACGATCCTGAGCATCCTGTCGAACGAGAAGTACAAAGGCGACGCGCTGCTCCAGAAAACCTTCACCGTGGACTTCCTGACGAAGAAGCACAAGCAGAACGAGGGTGAGGTACCCCAGTATTATGTGAAAGGCAATCACGAGGCCATCATCGCGCCGGATGAGTTCGAGCAGGTGCAGGCGGAACTGGCCTGGCGGAAGCGTGCCAGTCGAGCCTTCAGTGGGAACAGCGTGTTCGCGTCCCGTCTCATCTGCGGGGACTGCGGTGGGTATTACGGCCAGAAGGTCTGGCACTCCAACGACCCGTACCGGAAGGTCATCTGGCGGTGCAACCGGAAATATGGGAAGGGCCAGCGCTGCTCGACGCCCACCTTGTCCGAGGATGCGATCAAGGCGCTGTTCGTCAAAGCCTACAACCTGCTCCTGGGGAACAGGGAGACGGTCATCGAGGACTGTGAAACGCTTGTAGCAATGCTGGAGGACACGACAGTCTTGGACGCGAAAATCGCTGCCACTCAGGAGGAGATCGACACGGTGGTGGAGATGAACAAAGCCCTCATCCGGGAGCATGCCGTCACCGGCGTCCCCCAGGAGGAATTCGACCAGAAGGCTGCGGCCTACGACGAG